TTGGTCTCCAAAACCAAAGGCATTAGTTCGATTCTAATAATCGGTGCAAACACAAAAACATGAAAGCAAGAAGAAAGTTTTTAATCGTCAAGTCATGGGACGAGCAGAAAGAGTCGCATCAAATAAAATGCGATGACGGTAGAGTTGTTAACCTGTACATAGGTAGACGCTATAGCGAAAATAGTCGTGAACAAAACCCAGTGGTATGCAAGGTATTATCTAAGGGGGCTGATTGCGATGAAATAGAAGTTGGCGATTTACTAATCGTACATCATAACGTTTTGACAAACGAAGCCTGTATTATAGAGAGAGATACTGAACAACAGTTTACAATATTCTCTATCTATTGCGATAATACAATTTATGCAAAAATAAATCCAGACGGCAGTTTAATTCCTGTAAACGGTAATTACATAGCTGAAAGAATCAGCAAGCCACCTGTAAGTAATTTTATTATTGCACCATTTGAGGAGACTGTAGAGACACAGTTTATCATAAAAGCAGTACCAAAAAATCCAGATGTTAAGGTAGGAGATAAGGTTATATGTTACAAGTATTCTGACTACGAAATGGTATATCATTTTAATAATGAGGAGAAAAGAGCTGTTCGTATATGGAAAGAAGATATGCTTGGAATTGTGGGTTAAGGTTTATAAATTTGGCTATGAGACAAGCCGTAATTATAAATGGTAGAAATGCTCTTTCTTATGTAATAAACATAAAAGACATATCTGATTTAAAAAAAGAAAGATTCTGTACTCCTGGTATAGTTTTATTCTTTGATAAAGACCACGAAATGATTTTATGGGCTTGCAGCTATGATGATGTACTTGACATTGCAAAAGAAATTGTGACTAGCGAAATATATGGCTATCATATTATAAAAGACGAGGACGAGCCATACTCTGAAAAAGAAATAGATAGCATGTACGATAGTGTATCAAGCGAACACTTTTCCATGATAATGGTAAATAAAAAAGAGAAGATTAATATACAAATATGTCTGAATTAGAAATAGAAAACAAAGCACTCAAAGAAAAGCTAGCATCCTATCAGCAAGACGGGATGTATGCTTTATTTTTTTCCCTCAACAGAAAGCTAAACGAACTATCAGCCTCCCTAAACAATTTTGAATTAGACCTTAGTGCTGATGACAGGACGTTTGACAGGTTTCAGAAGCTTACCTCAAGCCTAAAAGACATGGTAGAATCTGTTAATTGGCTTAGGGTAAACTACCTTAAGATGGACGAAGATGAAGCAAAAGAGGCTGTAAAGAAGGGTGTTCCTTTAATAGAACAGCTAATCAATGAAAACAAATCAAGGAAGTAGAATGGTGTTGCCGGTAAAGGTAACCATCACAAAGAAAGACATAGATGCACACGTCAATCAGCCGCTAAGAGACTCTATAAAGGTTTACAAAAAACAATTAGCCTCTAGAGACAAGTACATCAAACAGCTACATGAATCATTAAGAAACAAGAAAAGCTTAATAATGATGGCTCATGTAATTGATGAGGTTATGCAGCCAATGCCTAGGCTTTTAAGCAAGAAAAGATTATTAATACTTGCTGAATTATATGACAAGGATTATGTATCTGAGTCTAGGCTTAGAGATTTAATGGTTAAGCTTAACATGAATGTAAAGACGGGTAGAGACTTTAACTACCTGATAGAGAATGGTTTAATACAAAAACATACTAAATACAGCTACTACATTACAGACCAAGGGAAACAATTTGTAGAATATTTTGACAAGAATACAAGAATAATGTTTCTGAACATGATGTCTAATAGAGAGGGTTTTCAAGTATACAGAGCAAAAAAAAAGGCAAATGTTAGTGAGGAGCTGAAGACCTTGCGTTCAGAAAACTATAAAAGGATGATGCAGCCATTTTGGGACAATGGATTAAGGATGATGCCAAAGAACAGAGAGAATAGATGTAAAATACTTTGGGAGTGGATGAAGGAGAACGGTAATACCAATCATGACTTCTACCTGAGGATGTTACACAAATGGAGTGGTAAAAAATAGTATATTTGTAGCACGTTAATAAGTTAAGTTATGTTTTCAAGTATCGACAAGTTATTGCAAATGCACATGGACAAGCCGTCCCAAAAAAGGAATTTGAAGTATGGCTTGCAGGTTGCTAAAGGAATTTTTAATTCAGCTGATAGAAATACAGATGGTTATTATGGTAAGCGTTACAGACAATGGCGCGCTAACAGAGAGTTCTCACAAGGAACAAACTCCATGAAAGAGTTTATGGACTTGTTGAGAGTAGAGGGTAACCAATCATATATAAATTTAGATTGGAGTCCAATCAAGATTGCTCCTAAGTTTGTAGAGATTATGCTTGGCAAGTTTATGTCAAGAAGAGAGAAGCCTATTGTAAAAGCAATAGACGACATCAGCTATAGCAAGAAAGAATTTGAAAAGCAAGAGGCTACCTTTAGAATGAAAAACAAGGAGCAGATTCAGGCTATGGATGAGGCTATGGGAATTAAGGTTGACACCCAAAAGTTTATGCCAGAAGATGAAGATGAGTTAGCATTATACTTTGACCTAGAATATAGACTACCTGAGGAAATATTATTTGAAACTAAGATTAAAAAAATCTTAGATGAAAATGATTATGGAGTTCTAAAAAGACAATTACTAAGAGACATTATTGATTGTAATTTTGCTGTTACGAAGGTTTACTATGATGCAAATGGAGCTATAAGAATCAAGCGTTGTAAGCCAGAGAACATGATTTATAATGTGTTTGAAACAGACAATGGTAAGGACATAGCTTACATAGGTCAGGTGTTCCCAATGAAGATTTCAGTAATTAGAAAAAAATACAATTTAGATGAAGAGACTCTTTTCGAACTTGCTAAAAAAGCTTCTAGGGAACTCAAAAGAAACGAAAACCTTTATTGGAGAGAGTCTTACAAATACACGGAACTTCGTCCCTACGATGACTATTCGGTACTGGTCTTCGACTTTGAAGTAAAGACAACGGATGTTGAATACGCAGTTAAGACATTTAACAAGTATGGAAATATGTTGGTTGTGCCTAAGCAAGGCAGACCTACGGCGCCAGAAGGGCAAGAATTATCCGGCGAGGTATTAGAAGACAAGTCTATGAATATCTACCATGGTGTTTGGGTATGCGACACAGACATTATGTTGAAGTGGGATTTAACCTCTGATACAATTAGACCATACAATAATTCAGTAGATGCATACTTTAGCTATAGCGTTATTAATCCAAATACTACCGGCGCCTTAACTCCATCTATGATTGAGAAGGCTATGGGGCCAATTAGAGCAATGTTGATTATCAGATTAAAGATGCAACAGCTTATTGCCTTGATGAAGCCAGATGGTTTTGCGGTAGACATTGAAGGGTTAGCTGATGTTGATTTAGGGTTAGGTAACACGATTGAGCCGCTTAAGTTGATGAAGATATACGACCAAACAGGACGTGTATATTGGAGTTCAAAATCTGATGATGGCTCTCCTAGAAGTTTTCCTATTCAGCAACTTCCTAACAACGGTAACGTAGCACAATTAAATACTTTAATCAGCCAATACAACTTTGAGTTAGATAGATTAAGAGAGGAGATGGGTATTAGTGAATATCAAGATGCCTCAAGCATTCCTGTTAAAACAGGATTAGGTGTAATGAATAATCAGATTCAAGGTGCTAATAATGCTACAGAATATATATATGATGGTTATACAATCTTAATGGAAGAGACTTCTGAAAAGGTTGCCATGATGTTATGGGATAACGTAGTATTAAAGGCTAATAAATACAAAGAGTTTTTTGGCTACGAGATTAGTCTTTTAGACATGACATTTGATGTTAAGATTGATTTGATGCCGGACGATGCTAAGAGACAAGAGTTAAACCAATTACTAAATACAGCTTTACAGGCCGGAGCGGTTACCTATGAGCAGGTATTTAAGGTTAAAAATATAGAGGACACTAAGCTTGCTGAGATGTATTTAGCTAAGGCTATGAAGCGTGCTCAGGATGAAAAGGCAAAACAATCTCAAATGCTTCAGCAACAAAATGCTCAGGTGCAACAGCAATCATTACAAATGAAAGCTCAAATGGACATGCAAATGGAACAAACGCAAGCACAGGGTAAGATTGCAATTAATGAATCAAAAGGTAAATCTGACAAAGAAATTGAATTAATTAAGTTTGCTACAATGATGTACGCTGAATCAATGAAAACAGGTCAACCATTACCGGATAATATTAAACAGATTTGCGACACTGTTTTAGCTGGAGTCTTAGAAGAAAAGGCTCAAATGCAACAGCAAGAACAAATGGCTCAAGAACAACAAGCACAACAAGAAGGTCAACAACAAGAAGAACAACAATAAAAAATAAAAATTATGAGCTTAGGATTAGGAAATTTTGATGCCAAAAGAAGCATGGATGTCTTTGGCAGATTAAAAACAAGCAGACACCAAAACATCTATGATGCTGACTTTGAGTATGGAACTCAACCACTTCGTTGGGAAAGCTACACTGCAGGTTCAGCAACTATTGCCGCACAACCAAGCCAAGGTGGCGTAGGTATGACTGTAACAACAAGTGCAAGTGACATTGCAATTCGTCAATCAAGACCTTACCACAGGTATCAGCCAGGTAAATCAATGTATATGGCATCAGCTGTATTATTTGGTGGACCTTTTAGCAACCAATATCAAAGAGTAGGATTTTTTGATGATGCTAATGGAGCATTCTTTGAACAAGGTACTCCTACTGCATCTAACCCAAGCGGGATGAATGTTGTTGTTCGTTCGGATGTTGGTGGTACTATTACTGAATTAAGAACACCTCAAAGCCAATGGATTGGAGATTCTACATTTACTAATTCTATTAATTGGTATAGCATTCAAATGTTATGTATTGAGTATGCATGGTATGGTGCTGGTATGGTAAGATTCGGATTAATTATTAATGGTGAAACTCATTGGGTTCATAATATTGGATTTGGTAATAGACAAGGGCAATCAGTTGCTTGGGCTAGAACAGGTAACCTTCCTGTAAGATATGAGTTAAGAAACTTTGGTACTACTACTGCTGCTACTACAATGACACATTGGGGGGTATCAGTAATGGTAGAAGGTCAATCAGATGAGCAAAGAGGATTTACATATGCTTATAGTTTACCATTAGGTACACCAACAAGAGCAGTAACAGGTGGTACAACAAGATATCCTGTATTGTCAATTCGTAATCGTGTAATGGGTACATTAGAGTATACTCAAGCTAGTGCTGCAATTACAGGAGGTACAACAACTACTGTTACCGTAAATGGTACACCATGGACTGTAAACCAATGGCAAGGAAGATACTTTTACAATTCTACATTAGGATTTACAGCAAGAATTGTAAGCAATACATCAAACGTATTAACTATTGCTGATGTTGTAACAGGTTTACCTGTAAGTGCTTCTGCTGCTGGCAATAACTATACTATTGGTTTATTGAACAGAGGTTTAATTTTACCTGTAACTTTAAACATTTCTTCTGATGCTATTTGTACTATTGAATTAATTTCAAGTACAACAGCAAGTCCTGTAACCTTAACAGGTTCAAACTTTACTGCATTAAGTAGTTTAGGTTCTGCTTATTCATTTGCTGAAAGAGATGCATCAGCTACTGCCTTAACAGGTGGGGAAGTTGTATATGCATTCTTAGCACCTGCAGGTGGTTCAGGATTACAACAAATTGATTTAAGTGGATTCTTCCCATTATACAATACTATAAAAGGAAATCAGCCAGATATTCTAACTGTCGCAGTGTCTACAAAATCAGCTACAGCAGCCAATGTAGGTGTGAGTATTGTTGCTCAAGAGAAAATGTCTTAATAAAGAAGCTTTCTTTGTGTGTGTGTTTTCATGGCTAACGGGGGACGTATTTACGTCTCCCATTTTTTTTGTAATATGAAAACTACTATATTTGTATTGTTTCGGACAAGTTAATCCTAAAAACAATTAGACATGAGTACAATAGATTTAGTTCAGCAATACGCTGACGAGAAAGCAAACAACAGTTCTTTAGATAGCCAAGCAATAGGCCAAGAGTCTACCTTAGATGTTCTAGGCGAGTTTTTATCTAGCCAAAAGCAAGATGAAACAGTTGAACAGACAACAGATGCAGGTAATGCAACAGTTGAAAGTGATGCGCCATCAAATGTAGAAGACTTAGAACCTACAGACCCAAATGTAAGTATTGAGGTTAATGTAGGGGATGAGACTACAGAAACAGAAACATCTACTACAGATGAAGATTATGTAGAAGAGGATGATTTTATAAGTGCCAAAACAAATGGACAATTCAAATCTTGGGAAGAGCTTGAACAAGCACTTGAACAACAGCAACAAGCTGAAGTTCAGTTTGAAAACGAGTTCTCTCAGAAGGTATATGAAATGATTGCCGAAGGTAAGGTTGACGAGCTAGCGGATGTTTTATATACTAGAAAGGTTGCCAATGAAATAAAAACAAAATCAGACGAGGAGGTTTTGAAGGCTTATATCAAGCAACAAAATCCAGAGTTTGATGGAGATGATGTAGAGGCTGAGTATGCTGAAAAGTATACAATAGACGAATACGCATTTGATGAGTCTAAGTTAAAGAGAGAGCAAAAGAAGCTTTCTCAAAGAATCAAATCAGATGTAGATTCAGCAAAACAGTTTTTTGAAAATATGTCTGCGGATATAAAATTCCCAGAACTTGCTGGTAATCAACAAGTTGATGACAATTCAGAGTTTGAAGCGGAAGCCCAAGTTGAAAGGCAGAAGTTTCTTGATAGTCTAAAATCAACACAAGTTGACCCGTTATCTTTCCAATGGAAGGATGATAAAGCTAATATTAGTGTTAGTGGTAAGTATGAAATCCCCGCGCAGGATTTGAATAAGTACCGTAACTCGGCTGAAAACATTCAGGAGTATTTAGCTGAAAGATACTACAAAGATGGTCAGTATCAATCAGACAAACTTTTGAAAGAGATGTATGTCAACGACAACTTTGACAAAATCATTCAGACGGTTATAAGCCAAACGGCAAATCAAACACGATTAGAAATGCTTAAGCAAAAAAAGAATATAACCACAGACGTAGAGCAAAGCGGTACATATCGTCCCAGTACCGCAGACGAAGAGAGAAATCTTTTTGACCAACTATTTATGGGACATAAACAAAGACAATATTAAAATAAAATAAAATGGCTGCTACTAACACTTTCCCAAGTACGCAAACCCCAAGTGGTATCGCGAGTTCAGCGACCAACAGAACCCTGTTGAACAACCTGAACATTTTTGACCGTTCTTTTGAAAAGAATTTGGTTCGTATTTATGGTGCTGAAAACTATGCTATTGTACAAATGGCTTTAGGTAATTCAGTAGTTGAAGCAAAAACTGACAACAGAAGCTTTTACCACTATGAAAAAAGAGGTTTACACCAAGCCGTAACTGTTAACGCTCAAATCACAGCTCCTGCTGCTGGTGCTGCTGTAACAGTAACTTTAGGTACAGGTTCTTATTATGCG